GTGCTCGGCGTCGACGAAGGCGCACGTCTCGCCGGCCCGCTGGAACGCCGCGATCACGTGGAGCGCGAGGGTGGTCTTCCCCATCCCCTCCTCCCCGTAGATCTCGATGATGCGCCCGCGCGGCCAGCCGAGCCCGCTCCCCGCGATCGTCTTGGCATCCCTGTCGGTCTCGCCCGTGATCAGGTCGTCGAGCTCGGACCACCCGCTCTTGACGGCGACGATGTTCGCCTCCCGACCGCCGCTCGCGATGGTCGTGAACACCTCGCCCTTGTACTTCTTCGTCAGCTGCGCCCGCAGGACGACGAGCTTCTTGCTGCGGACGGTGTCGCGGGCGCGCGAGTCCAGGCTGTGCCTGGCGCGCATCGCGCGCACCGCCTGGACCCGCGTCTGCTGCTTGGCCGGCATGACCTAGTCGTCATCCCGACGGCTACGCTTCTTCATCTTGGACGCGAGCTTGGACTTGCTCGCCTTCACGGGGCGGTCGTCCTCATCCTCGTCGTCCTCCTCACCGTCCTTACCGTCCTCCTCGTCCTCCTCGTCCTCGTCGTCCTCGTCGTCCTCGTCGCGGCCACGGGAAGGTCGGCGGCGACCACCCCGGTCGTCATCGTCGTCGGACTCCTTGTCGTGGTCGATCCCCTTCTCGATGGCGATGAACTCCTCGACCGACAGGATCTGGCCGGGCGCGGCGTCGAGGTCGTGGAGCGCCTCCTTGATGGCGTCCCAGGCGTCGGAGATGTCGGGGCCGTCCACGGGGAACACTTTGTACTCGACGTTGCGCTGCCGGCGGCCCCGGCGGTTGCCTCCCTTGTCCTCCTTCTTGACGTTCATCCACCTGCCGGTCTCGGGGTGGGTGAAGTCGCCGACGTCGGTGTCATCCCCGAGGTAGTAGTTCATCAGCTGGCCCCAGATCTGGGGACCGTAGGCGGTGATCTTCACCTCGAAGTCGCCGTCGTCGTCCTCGCGGAGCGTGTTCGAGTAATACTGGTGCCGCGGCACGTACTTCTGCTTCGCGCGGCTCCACTCGGCCTGGCCCTCCTCGTCGCCCTTCTCGTACTCGCTGTTGATCCGCGCCTGCTCGCGGAGGAACCGCTTGCAGCGCGGGCACTTCGTCCCCGACATGGGGAGGCCGCGCTCCGGGTCGATGTGCGCCTCGTCGATGCAGCGGACCGCGCGCTCGTTGGGGCCGACGTCGAAGTGCGTCCACCCCTCGGTGTAGAACTGCCTGGAGCCTGGCCGGGGCAGCCAGCGGCGCAGGTTCTTGCCCTCCTGGAATTTGTCCCAGTCGTCCTTGCTCGACCCGCCGCCTGTGGCGCGGGCCTTGTGGCGGCGGAACGCCTCCCGCATCTCGTCCAGGTCGTCGTCTCCGCGCTTCTTGCTCGTCTTGTTGTGCTTCACGGTTCCTCGGTTCAGGTTGGGGTTCAAGCGTCGTGCGTCGGGCACTTGTGCGGCTGGCCGCACCCGTCGCAGTGCCCGGAGTTGTCGGTGATGGGCGTCGCCACCAGCCTCACCTCGGCGACGTACCTGCCCTGCTTGGCGTAGTGGTCGAAGCTGCCGGCGATCAGGCTGTAGCACCTTACCCTGGTCCCGTCCGCGTATGTGTCCTCGCGCTCCAGGACCTTCCCGACCCACCCGTTGGAGATCGCCAGCGCCTCGCAGCCCTCGCGGGTCGGCTGCCCGTGGCAGGTGCTGCCGTCGTGGTAGTGGAGGTGGTTGCCGCCCTCCGGGGCGTGTCTCGCGTCCTGGCGCATCAGGCATGGTCCTTTGCTCCGCGCTCCAGCGCGGCGGTCTTGACGAGCCCCTGCAGGCTCCATCGCTTCTCGACGATCGCCTCCACGGCGCCCTTGAGCCGGCGGTGCATGTCCTCGGCGTCCATCCGCGCGCGGAACGCCTCGCGCATCCGAGGGTCCCGCTTGACCTTCATCTTGATCGACGTCTCGGTGGCGGCCTTCGCCGCCTTCCCGCGGTACTCCTCGTAGAGGTCCTCGTCGACGTTGTGCTCCTCGTGGCGCGCCTCCTTGACCCGCTGCTCGGCCTCGTCGCGCAGCGAGATCCACCAGCTGAGCAGGCCCGGCAGCCGGCGCAGCTCGGCGTCGAGGTCGTGCCCGATCCGGGCGTCCCGCTGCGGGTAGACCTTGATGACCTTCTTCGTCACCGGGTGGATCGCGCTGATCGGGCCGACCTCGCGGCGTGCCCAGAAGTCCTTCATCCGCTCGGCTCCTCTCTACGGTTTGGCCAGGATCCAGTTCGGCCCCGACCCGCCCTCCACCGCCCACTCGAACGCGACCTTTTCCTTGTACGGCTGCTTCATGATGCGGATCTGCTCCGCGAGCGCCTGCTCCCTGGTGCTCCCCGGCCCCTCCGCGACGATCTCGTCGTGCACCGGGAACAGCGGGCGGGCGCGGAGCCGCCGCAGCTTCTCGCTGCGGCGCATGCGGTTGAGCGCGTCCTTGACGATGTCGGCCTCGGAGCCCTGCGCGGGGATGTTCGTCGCCACACGCTCCCCGTGCTTGATCATTTTCTTGCGCTTCTCTTCGTCTTGGATGTACTTGCCATTCTTGTCACATCCCTCGAGCATCTTGCGCACGTGGCCGCGACGCCCGCCGATGGTCGGGACCCACCCGTGCTCATAGGCGTGGTCGACCATGTGGTTCTGGTAGAGCTTGACCTCCGGGTACAGCTCGTACCAGTCGTCGTAGTGGCGCTTGCACTCCTCGAGCTCCTCCTCGTTGGAGGCGTCGCGGCCGGTGTTGTACGCGAGCGTCCACGGCGACCCCAGGAAGATGAGCGCGAAGTTGGTGTTCTTCGCGTAGGTGTACTGGTCCGGGAAGATGGGCTTCACCATCTTCCAGTCGTCCATGGTGAACTCCTTCAGGGAGTACACCTTGTTCTCGCCGTGGTGCTTCTTCCACTCGCCGGTCTTCTTGTCCTTGCAGGAGAACGGGTCGCAGCGGTGGGGCGCGACGTGCTTGAACATCTGGATCGTCGTGTACACGTGCACCGCGCTCGGCGTCCCGTACTTCTTCATGATGTCGAGCATCGACGACTCGTTCGTCAGCTTGCTGACGAAGTGGATGACGAGCATCAGGTGGAATCCGGAGTAGTCGGCGACCAGGAGGACGTGCGGCTCGGTGGCGCGGTCGCCCCACGCGGTGACCTCGCCCACCAGCGGGGCGCGGAACGCGCCGCGGATCCCGTCGGGGTCCTTCTCCTTCCGGGCCGGGATGTTCTGCAGGTTCGCTCCGACCTTCTTCTTCTCGACCCACGTCTTCAGCACGCCGCTCTTGAGGACCTTGCTCTTCTCGACCAGGCGGTCGAACTTGCGCGAGCTGATCCGGCCGGACGTCTTGGCGCCGATCTGGTTGAGGTCCGAGCGCAGCCGGCCGTCGTCGTCCACCCCGGTCAGGAGGCCCTCCAGGAAGGTCCCCTTCATCGTGGTCGCGTTGTTGAACGCGAGCTTCACCTCGGCCATCTGGATCTTGTGCTCGCGCAGCCACCAGGTGAGCACCTCCTTGTCCATCGACACGCCGCCGCTGTCGGTCTCCACGGTCGGGTGCTCGGGCCAGCCCCACTCGTCGAACAGCAGCCTCTTCATCTGCGGACCCGACCGGAGGTTGAGCTTCGGGTTGCCGGCGGCGGCGCGGAAGCAGCGCTCCGCGCGCATGATCCGGATCTCCTGCTTGCGGAGGATCTTGCGGAGGATCGGCTGGTCGATGAGGGCGCCAGCGTCCTCGCACTCCATCAGCGTGAGCGTGAACTCGCGGTCCACCGCGACGTACTTGTCCCAGTAGTCGGTCTGCTTGAGGTACCGGCGGTGGTCGACCGCGAGCCGCTGGGTGCCCTCGGCGTCGTCGCCGGCGTAGTCGAGCATGAGCTGCCGCCAGGTCTCCGCCGTGCGCTCGCCGGTCTTGTGCCCTCCCTTGGACCCGCCCCACTTCTTCACGGCACCCACCAGGGCGTCGGGCGGCAGGTCGTCCATGACCTGCCGCGGGTCCATGACGATCGCCTTCTTCTTGCCGGGAGGGACGTAGCAGAACAGCTGGCCGTACTCGCGGCGGAACCACTTCAGGAAGTGGAGCATCTGCGCCTTGAGGCCGTGCTTGACCAGCGTCTCGTCCCGCAGCACGCCGGCGACCATGACGTCGATGTAGAAACTGCGCGCGAGCTCCGCCTCGGGCAGGCCGAGCTCGCCCATCGTCTCGACATCTTCCTTGTAGTTCTGGTAGGCGAGCTTGGTCTGCGCGTCGGTCAGCCAGTCGCCGAAGAACTCCTTGACCAGCTCGGCCCGCACGACGCGCCGGATCCCGCGGCCCCAGGAGTAGGAGAGCAGGACCGGCTCGTGCGTGACGGGGACGAACTCGGTGTCGACCGCGGTCACCTTCCCCTGGAGGTAGGCTTCCTTGTACAGCTCGTCCATGAAGCGCCGGGCTTCCCTCGGCGCCTCCGCGAACAGGACTGGCGGTCGCACACCCATCGCTCTTACTTCTTGCCGGGCTTGAGCTTGATCTTGATCTTCTTGCCGGCGTCGTCCGACTTGTCCGACTTGCCCGACTTCTTGTCGGACTTGTCGGACTTCTTGCTCGGCTTCTCCTCCTCTTCCTCCTCCTCTTCCTCCTCGCTCTCCTCCTCTTCCTCCTCGCTCTCCTCCTCTTCCTCCTCCTCTTCCTCCTCGCCGTCCTCGTCCTCCTCCTCTTCCTCCTCGCCGTCCTCCTCCTCTTCCTTCTTCGACTTCTTGTCGTCGTCATCCGACGACTTCGCCTTGGTGGCAACCGGGGTGACCTTCGGGTCGCCGACGATGGTGATGGCGCCGAGCGCGCCGGCGAAGATGGACCTCATGGAGGCGACGGCCTTGTCGGTGGCCTCCTCCTCGTTCTTGGCCTCCACCACTGCGACGAGGGTGGCCGGCGCTGTCACGTTGTACAGGTATTTTGGCATGGCGTTCTTGGTCTCTCGGGGTTGATGGTTTCAGATGTCGTAGCCGGCCGCCTTCAGCGCAGCCTTGTCTTCTTCGGACAGGTCGACGTCGAGCTTGATGACGCCCTCGCCCGGGTCTCGGAGCGCGGTGACGAATCGCATGAAGTCGCCGTCTCCGTCGAAGTCGAAGTCGTCCTCCAGGATCGCGCGCAGCTCGCCGAGGGTGTCGGGCGTCTCGTCGAGGATGCGCTGGATGGAGTCGTGGTAGTCGTCGCCCTTGGGGTTGGGGTTCGGCACGTCGCGGACGTAGACGGCGCGCTTCGCGTCGTACCGGGTGACCGCCGTGACCTTGGTCGTCGCCTTCGGCCCGGCTTCGACCTTGCCGTCGTCCGCGATCGCGCGGTCGAGGTGCCGGAAGCCGTTCTTCACGTTCGCGATGAACTTGGTGACGCAGCTGCTGGCGTCGCGGCAGCGGACGCACGAGACGTCGCTGAGATCGATGAAGACGCCCAGGCAGTCGAGCTTGAGCACGGAGACCAGCTTGTTCGGGTCGACCGCCTCGAGCTTCTTCAGGACCTCCTCGCTCGGGAGCCGCTGGAGCGCCTCGTTGACCTTGCGCTGCACGACCTCGTCGCTGTCGCCCTTGAGCACCTTGATGTCGACACCGGCCCCTTTGAGCTGCGTGGCGACGCCCTTGAGCGCTGCGCGGTCCATGGTCTCCTCCGGTTTCTCCTTGGCGGGCTTCTGCTTCGCCATCGAGCTGGTGGTCTTGGCTTTGGCCTTGACCGTGGGCTTGTTCCTTGGCTTCTTCTTCGTCTTCACGTTGGCCATCGCGCTGAGATGGTATCTTATGGGATGACATTGTCAACAGAAACTGCCCTTTTCCGGGGACGCTCCAGCCGGCTGAGCACGTACGACCGCCGTGCCCGGGTGGCGTCGAGGACCGGGGCGGCGTCCTCGAGCTCGCGGAGCGACTCCCTGGTGTGCTCGTCCGGGTCCCGCGCGTCCGGCAGCTTGACCACGCGCACGCGCCACAGGTCGGCCAGCCGGTCGGCGACGGCCTGCGCCTTCTCGTACCCGCTGGCGCCCGGCTTGGCGCCCGGGTCCCGGTCCCAGATGATGATGAGCTCCTCCGCGGCGGTGCGCATCAGCAGCTCCAGCTGGTACTGCGACAGGCTCGTCCCGAACGTCGCGACCGCCGACCGCCCGATGTGGATCGCGTCGAGCACGCCCTCGACGATCCGGATCGTCCTGCAGTAGCGCGCGCGGTCGTAGTTGAAGAGGTGCCTGCCCGGCTTCGCGCCCTTGGGGTAGAGGGTCTTCTTGAGGCGCTTGTGCTCGTCGACGCCGCCGCACCGCTTGCAGGGCAGGGCGTCGGCCTTGCACATCGGCGGCCGGGCCGCCATGTAGCGCGCCACGAAGAAGGAGACCTGGTCGCCCCGGGTCACCGGGACCACGAGGCGGTTCCTGAAGTACCCGGTCTCGCACCACCCGACCCCGTAGCGGAGGGCCTTCTTGGGTCCGATGCCGCGCTCCCGGAAGTACGGCGGCAGGTCGGCCCACCTGTGGTCCGCGCGGACCGGGATGAACTCGTCCGGCAGCGGGATGGCGGCGTCGTCGTCGCTCCAGACCTCGACCTCGCCGGACAGCCGGTCCTCCACGAGCTTGCGGAGGTCGACCAGCGGCTGGTTGCCCTTCGCGTACTTCGCGATCAGCTCGAGGGCGCGGAAGGTGTCGCAGTCCTCCAGCCGCCGGACCAGCGAGAGCGCCGTGCGCCCGGCGTCGCTGCACTCGCTCGAGAAGCAGCGCCACGCCGGCGCGCGCACGTCGTCGCGGTCGACGACGAGCACCCAGAGCTTGGGCTTCTCGCAGCGCGGGCACGTCACCACGAGGTTGCCGCCGCTCCGCTGGGCGTCCGGGTGTGTGTCCAGCACGTAGCGCTCGGTGTCGAACGCGCGGTCGACGGCCCTGAAGTTGAGGTGCCCGTCGCACGCCGGCAGCAGCAGCGCGTGGTCCCCTACCTGCCGGACGTACCGCCTGCGCCCGGCCGCGGTCCGCTTGTCGCGGTTCACGGCCTCTTGTCCTTCGCGCGCCGGTACGCCTCGACCTCGCCCTCGAGCTCCTTGACGCGGGCGGCGAGCATCGCGTTCGAGTCCCGCAGCCGGGCGATGACGCCGTCCTGCACGTCGTCGGCCGTCGCCGGCTGCTTCGCCTCGATCTCCGCGCGGGTCCCCGCCACCGAGAACGATCGGTTCAGCCGGCCGCTGTCCCTGACCCAGAGCGCCCACGACCGGAACAGGTCGGGCGTCATCTCCGCGACGACGGCGCGCTGCTGCGGCTGGGACTGGACGAGGTTGTTGGTGCACAGGGTCCACTGCCGCCAGAACTCCGACAGGTCCTCCATCGACCCGACCCGCGGGTGGTCGTCGCGCAGGAGGTCGATGTAGGCGCGCTGCAGCGCGGTGATGCGCTCGTAGTTGACGATCGCCAGGTCGACCTCGACGAGCCTCCTCGCCTGCGCGTTGCAGGTCGCCAGCAGGTCGTGGTTGCGGTTGGCGGCCTCGGCGTCCCTGACGACGCTGTCGGCGTTCGCCTCCTTGAGGGACATGAGCGCGTCGAACTCCTCCCTGGAGACCCACACGCCGTCCCTCATCTTGACTCCCTCGCCGTCGGCGGAGCTGTTTCTCTTGCGGCCAGCCATGCGTCGTCTCCTATCCGATGGTCCGAATGTCGATCTTCGCCCAGTCCAGGCGCACCTTCCATTCCCACTTCGCCGAACCGAACCGATTCTTGGCCAGGAAGAACCGCCCGACCTTCTGCTTGTGCTCCTCGCGCGTCTGCTGGAGGATGACGACGACGTCCGACACCATCACCTTCTTGGCGCTGTCGGCGATCGAGTCCCAGTCCACGTGCTCCCGGTTGAGGGCGCCGCGCTGGGTCTGGCTCGCGCCGTGGACCGGCGCCATGACCTCGTAGCTCAGCCGGCGGTTCCCGCGGTACACCGCGCCGGCGTCCTCGTACCCGTCCTTGTCCCGGCCGCGGTCGCTCGGGTCCGGGATCATGTCGTCCGGCGAGTCGATGTAGATGGACTTCGGGTAGAACCCGACCCGCTCGAGCTGCCGGATGTACGCCCGGAGGCCGCTCGGGGTCAGGACGCCCGGCGGGAACTCCTTGATCACCAGGAACTCGCCGCGCTTCAGCCCGAGGTTGCGGACCTTCGCGCTGACCGTCTTGCGCTCCTTCTCGAGCATGTTGATGGACACGCCGGTGAACGACGCGTCGAGGCGGTCGCTGCAGACCTCCTCGGACAGCTCGGTGGAGACGTAGAGCGACGGCGCGTTGCTGTTGATGACCGCCGACCGCAGCATGAACATCAGCGTGCTCGACTTGCCGACGCCGGACGGCGCGACCACGGTGGTCAGCGACTTCGGAGGCGTGCCCTTCGGCTTGAGCTTCTCGTCGAGGAACAGGCCGGTGGAGACCCCGTTCGGCGTGTACCGCCGCCGGCGCTCTCGGCGCTTGAGTCGGTCGCGCACGAAGAAGTGGCCGAGGCCGCCGTCGAGCGACGCCTGGACGTCGAGGATCTTCTGCACCTCGGCGTCGATCGCGTCGAAGTCCTGCGCGTCGAGGTGGTCCAGGCACGCCCGCACGACCCTGTCGGTCACCTGGTTCTTGATGAACTTGAACAGCTCGCTCTTAACGTAGCTGCGGTCCTTCACCACCTGGTCGATCGAGTCGACGAGCGCCTCGACCTGGTCCCGGTTCTTGCTGGTGATCCTGCCGACCTTGGCGTCGCGCTCCAGCTCGATCCGGAGCGCGTCCTTGCTGATCCCGGTGCCGTTGTCGCGCGCGTACTCCACGATCTTCTGCGCGCCCCAGCGGAGCGCCGGCGTGGAGAAGAGGCGGTGGTCGAGCTGGATGCCCGCCGTGGTCGCGAACTCCTGGTCGGCGAACAGCACGCGGAGCATCCGGCGCTCGAAGTCCTTCCCGTAGTCGACCTTCCACGACGGGACGACGTCGTCCGCCATCTCCTCGGCGACGCCGTCGAATCGGTTCCTGCCCTTGGCCTTCATGGCTTGCCGAGCGAGATGCCGCCCTTGGATCCCCGGGTCGCCTCGATGGCGACGCCGGCGAAGCGGAGCGTGTCGAGGTCGCGGTAGATCTGCCTGACCGAGACCTCGAACTTCTCGGCGAGGATCGGGGCGGTCGTCGCGAACCGGAGGCTGCGGATGTGCTCCAGCAGCTGGATGATCCGGACCACGCGGTCCGTCGAGGACTTCTTGAAGCGCGTCCGGTCCGTCACGGGGCGCCCCTCTCGCCGATCGCCCAGAGCACGGCGCGCCGCGCGCGCAGCTGGTTGTCGCGGTCGTTGTAGAGCAGGTTCCTCCCCGACGGGTGGGGGATCCACGCCACGCGCAGGACCAGCGCGCCGTCGCGCATCTCGGTGTGCCCGAACCCGGCGTGGCGGGCCGCGGGCGCGACGCATCCCCAGGCCCGCGCCACGCGCGCGCCGAGCAGCAGCACGCGCAGCGGCTCACCGTTGTAGTAGTTCTCCGTCGAGACGAGGTACATGAGGGCGCGGGCGCGGCCGGCGGCGGCTCGGCGAGCCGACCACGGGCCGTCGCACAGGTTCATCCGCACGAGCTTGCCGAGCCAGTCGGCGGGGCCGATGTCGGCGTACTTCAGCAGCCGCCCGCCCGCCGAGTTGTTCGGCGCCGGGAACAGCGGCAGCCGGGCGTCCGTGTTCGGCCCCGGCGCCTCGCCGACCAGCAGGCCGCGCGGCTGGGGCGCGGCGCCCGAGAAGCCGAACAGCGCGCGACCACGGCGCCAGGCCATGGCCTGGCTGCGGCGGACGTCGTGCCAGAGCGGGACGACCTCCTCGGCGACGAGGGTCACGCCCGCCTCTCCGCCCAGATGTCCTTGACGGCGGGCCACGCGCCCTTGTGCTCGAGGAACTCGCGCGAGAACCGCTCCGGCTGGTCGGCGAGCACCTCGGTCGGGTCGATGCGGCGGACGCGCGCCAGCCCGGCCAGCTCGCGCTCCTCGACGAAGAACCTCTTCCGGCCGCTCCGCTCGCCCTCGTCGAACGTGACCATGCGGGACCGCCGGACCTCCGCGTTCGCCCTGTGCTGCAGGTAGCGGATGCGCGCCGCCGTGCTGCCCATGTGGTGGGGAGACGGCAGGAGGAACTTCCCGTGGAACGCGCTTGCCGCGCGCCAGCTCGCGAACTGCGCGACGACGTACTCGCGCGCGTCGGCGCCGAGCTCGATCGCCGCGGTCGCCGCGGCGAGGAACGCGCGGCGGGCCGACTTGTCGACCTCGTCCAGGGTCCGCGACGGCACGGCGCGGGTTCGCCCACCCCTCGTGAGGTTGGCGACCTCGGACCTCACGGCCTCGTGGAAGAGCACGCAGATCTCCTCCGCCACCTCTCGTCTCTTCCTACGGTGTGCGTCGACGTCGCACTGGTTCCTGGTGTCCTGCGTCTTGGGCGCACGATCGGAGGGCACCCTGAGTCAGTACCGCGCACCACCCGTTACCGTCAAGATGCTTGTTTGCCAGCATTTGCTGGTTCGCGGGCCTGCGCGACCGTGACGCGGGCGCGCGGTCGTCGGTTTGTCCACAGGATCCACAGGGTAATCCACAGAGGGGAGATCCCCTCCGCCCCGCGCTACGAGACGACCTGGAACCCCTCGGACTCGTACAGCGCCAGGCGCTCTTGGCTGTGCCGCGCGAGCCACTTGTGGGTCGTGTCCGCGAAGTCGACGACGTCGAGGCGGTTGTCGCCCTTCTTCCGGCGCAGCCCGCGGCCGATCTTCTGCAACACGTTCGCGACCGACTGGCCGCCGTCGGCGATGACGAGCCCGCGGATCCCGGCAAACTCCTCGCCGGCCGGGATGTCGACGCCCTCGCCGAAGATCGGCGACGCGATCAGCACCATGATCTCGCCCTCGACCAGGCGGTGCTTCTGTCGCTCGACCTCGTCGGTCGGCATCTGGCCGTGGACGAACGCGTGCGGGACCTTGGCGGCCCGGAGCAGCTCGGCGAGCTTGTCGCCGTGCCACAGCTCGCGCACGAGCACGAGCGTCGCCCACCCCTTGCGGGCGAACGCGCCGGCCTCCCGCGCGATCATCGCGTTGCGCGCGTCGTTGAGCACGATGCCGGCCTTGTACACGTCCTGCCAGGACAGCCCGTCGTCGAGCGCCGGCTCGGCGACCTCGAGCATGCGGATGGTCGGCCTGGCGTTGACGCCGAGCTCGATGAGCTCCTCGTTGGTCACGCGCTCGACGACGGGACCGAAGGCCGCCTCGACCAGGAGGCCCTTGCCGTCCGCGAGCCCGAACGGGGTGCCGGACAGGCCGTACCTCCACGGCGCGTCGACGCGCTGGACGAAGCGGTAGAACGTCTTCGCCGAGGCGTGGTGCGTCTCGTCGAGGAACAGCAGGTCGATGGTCTTGAGGTACTTCGCGACGACCCGCTTCTGCGCCTCCCCGCGGACCCGGGTCAGGCTCTGCATGGTGGCGACCGTGATGTGCTTTGGCTCGAAGCGGCCGTCCCCGATCACCCCGATGTGCTCCTCGATCGTGCCGAGGCGGAGCGCGATGCGCTCGCGCGCCTGGTGGAGCAGCTGCTTCGTGTGGACGATGAACAGGCACCGCCGGTCGTGGAGGGCCTTCATGATGGCGACGGCGATCTCGGTCTTGCCGCCGCCGGTCGCGACGTGGAGCAGCCCGCACCCGTTCTCGAGCGCCGCCGCGATCACCCGCAGCTGGTCGTCGCGGAGCGTGACGCCCGCCAACATGTCGGCGGAGATCTCGAGCTCGACGACCGCGTCCGCGTGCCCCTCGTGGGGCGAGTTGACGCCGTCCTGGTGGCGCCGGGTGCGCTGGTCCCGCGTGCGCATCACCTTGTACCCGGCCTCGCGCAGCAGCGCCTTCACGCGGCGGGTGACGCCGGCGGGGAAGGTCCCGTCCTCCTCGTTCTTGTGGAAGACGTGCCGGCGACCGTCCCACAGCCCGCCCTGGACGGCCGGGTTGAACTGCGAGCCCTTCTGCTCGATCGCGAGGGCGTCGTCCAGCAGGTTGAGGATCCGCCGGCGCGCCTTCTCGGCGTCCCGCGCCTTCCACCCCGGGTAGCTGAACGAGACGCTGCAGCGCGTGTTCGACAGCAACGTCACCGTGGCGCGACGCTCCGCGGCTGGTGTCCTCGGTTCCGCCACGACCGTTAGGCTACGCTGTTCGTGTTGACAGTGTCAACGGAGCTACGATCCGGCGGCGAGCAGCAGGATCCGGACCGTCGTCTGCACGCCCGCGGCGCGCGCGATGGTCATCGCCGTGTACGGCGCGGTCTGGCTGACCAGGAACGCGAAGCCGTCGACCGTGATCGCCTGGGCGACACCGGCCAGGCCGGTGAGCTTCACGACGATCGGGTTCGGCGCCGCCGGCACGCCGTTCGGGAACCCGGGCGACGGCGGGATGCCGGTGTTCGGCGCGACCTTGACCACGACGAGGTGCGCGCCGGCGAGCGACCCGAAGCTGACGGCGGTGTCCCCGTCGGCGACGAGCGTGTACTCCTCCTCCTTGCGCCCCGAGCACGCCATGACCTCGAGCACGTCGGACAGCCACGTCGGGTTCGCCGACGCGTCGGCGTTCGGGACCGGCGGCAGGTACCTGAAGCGGCCGGTGAGCTGGGCGGTGCCTGAGATCGTCACGTCGCCTCCTTTAGAACACGGTGGTGACGGCGGGGTCGACGACGAGCTGCCCGTCCCGGCGCACCTGGTAGCGCCTGAGCGGCGGGCCGCCGGGGAGCTGCACCCAGGTGTCGCACCACAGCTCCGCGGCGGGGTCGACCGGGGCGGTGTCCGCCGGGTCGAGGAACACCTTGAACTGCCCCAGCGTGGTCCCGGCCTGCGGCGTGGTGACCAGGACCTGGTTGTCGACGCCGCCGGCGGCGGCGTTCCGCTTCGTCACGACCGCGCCGGCGTCCTCGACGCGGTTCTTGACCGTGAACCACACCTTCGCCCCGGTGAGGTCGACCGGGGTCCCGCTCAGCGGCGGGTCGACGCCCGGGACGAAGGCCACGAGGTCGCCGACCGCGTCCGCGCGCACGGCGAACAGGAGCGTCTTGCTCGCGCCGCGCGTCACCCTGAGCGGCGGCGGGGCGGTCCGCGGGTCGGAGCAGCTCATCCCGGCTGATGGTACACCGAACCCGGTCAGCGGAAGTGCTCGATGAGCATCCCGATGACGCCGCCGACGAGGCCGACGAGGACGACGGCGATCTTCAGCCAGATGGCGCGCTTTGCCTTCCTGCGGTCGGCGGCGTCCTCGATGCCGGCGATCGTCGTGGCCTTGCTGGTCTCGACCTCGGCGATCATCTTCACGTGCTGGACCTGCCGCGGCTCGCCCAGCGTCGCGTTGAGGTTGTCGACCGCCGACAGGGTCTTCGCCACGTCGACGCGCAGGTTGCCGACGTGCCCGCTGACCTCCCTCACCTCACCGCGGACCTCGGAGATGTCGTTCCGGATCGCCGTCACCTGCTCGTTGTCCACCGCGACGTGCGCGTCCAGCCGTCGCGAGAGCTCGCCCGTCCGGGCGAGCGCCGCGCGCGCGGGGCCGCAGCCGTGGTGCCGGCCGCTGCCGAGGTCATCATCGTCGTCGGGACGCGTGGCCGGAATCGGCTTGGTTGGCTGCTTGGGCATCTGGACCTCGGGCTGCGGGGTCCGATCGACCGACCCCGCCGAGATCGGTACTACCTCGCCGGCGCGTCCGCCAGTGAGGTCGTCGCCGCGAGGCGCTGCGTTATGCTGCGGACCGGGGTCCCCCACAGATCCCGACACCTCGTCACCCTCACGCCGCGACAACTGCGTGCGCCTCCCACTGCGCGGTGCCGGCCGTCGCCTGGACCACGATCCAGGGGATGTGGCCGCCGAACTCCTGGCTGGTCCCGTGCGCGATCGTGACCGTGCTCCCGTCGAGGAAGCTCACCTTGAGGTCGTTCGTGGCGTCGACGCAGCTGACGCGCAGGTACCGGGCGAACGTCGTCGACGGGGCGATCGGCTGGCCTCCTGACGGGGTGAGCTTCTGCCGGCCGGGCGGGACGGGCATCGGCACGCGCGTCGCCGTCGTGGAGGCCGGCCCCGGGGTGCCGCCGGTCCGACCATTGATGTTGACTGGGGTCCCGCGTACTGACTGCATCTTCGCCTCCTAGACGTTGTCGCCGGCGGCGACGTGGCTCCAGGCTCGGTGGACGCGCCCGACCCGGAAATCGTAGGGGCCGGACGGGTTCGTGAGCGTGTTCGCGGAGAACTGCATGCCGGCGGGCGACGCGGTCATGGTGCTGATCGCGGTGACGGTGGCGACCAGCGACCCGTTGATCCACAACCGCGCGCGCGGGGACCCGCTGGAGTTGCGGTTCTTGCCCTGGTAGTCGAGCTTGAAGCGGTAGAGCGTGTTCGACGCGAACGCCACACCGGAGTCGATGAACTGGTCGTTTGCGTCGTCGGACATCTTCAGCTTCCAATTCGCCTCGCCCGACGCCCGGGTGATCCCCCAGTGGTTGCCGTTCTGCATGTTCCAGATGAGCCCGAAGAACAACCCGTTCGGCCCGTCGGTCACGGTTCCGGTGCGGACGATGCACTCCGTGGTGTGGGATAGATCGTCGTCGACGTACACCTCGCGCGTCTGGTCGAGCTGCGCCTGCCCGCTGAGCGTGTTGCCCACCGTGACCATGTGGAGGTTGCGCTGGTTGAGGCCAGCGATCGGGTCGTCGAAGTTGGCGGCGTCGCCGTTAGTGGTCGCGTCAGTGTTGATGAGCGTCGCCGTCCACCCCGCCGGAGGGATGGTGAGCGCGATCTGGATGTCCTTGACGATGATCGGCTGCGCCGCGGCGTCCGAGCACGTCACGTTGAGCTGCAGCCGCTCGGTCGCGCGGACCACCTTCGGGCCGTGGCCGGAGGTCGGCGACGTCATCACGTCGAACGACTGTCCGTTGCCGGTCGCGGTGGTGACCGTCTTCGACACCTGCGTGCTGACGACGTTGGTTGCGATGACGATCGTCTTGAGCGCGACGGTCAGGGAGCTGGTCCCGCTCCCCGACGAGTAGCTGACCGTGATGCTCTTGATCACCGCGCCGTACGGGAGGCTGAGAGGGATCGCCCACTGGTCGGAGCTGGACTGGAGCTGGAGCTGGGCGGTCCCGCCGTTCGTGACGTTCACCGCGGGAGCACCGGCGACCAGGAACCCGGCCGTCGGGTCGACGTGAACCGTACCCGAGGCGTCGACCCAGTTCTCGTCCTTGACCGAGATCTGGCCGCCCGGGAACCCCTGGTGGTCGACGAGGTAGCGGACGTTCTGCTGCCAGTCGCGCCACCTGGTGATCGGCGTGAAGGTCGTCTCGCTTTGGTCGTCGAACAGCCCGTCGAGCCCGACGGCCGGCGGGGTGAACGCGCCGAAGTTGTTCGCGGCGCTCGGCGTGAAGCTCTTCGACCCCTTCCAGAACGCCTGCCCGACCAGCCACAGGGCGGCGTTGACGAGGCCGTGCATCGTCACGATGGAGCCGTTGTTCGTGTTAACCGTCGGCAGCGAGGTCGGCGCCGCGACCGTGGTCAGGCGATTGGTCGCGAACGCCCCGTTCGGCGCGGTGGTCGCGTTGTACCCGGTCATCGTGACGACGCCGCCGGTGTTGTTGGCGACGCCGAGGAAGCACAGCGCGGTGGTCGCCGCGTTGACG